CCGCCTGCCGTACCTGCTCCGCGCCGATCCTCGGTGTCAGCACCTCCTGACCGCCCGTGACCTCCCTTTCCATCTCGACCCCTCCTTTTTCGTCGTTCTGTCCCTGTCCTCCCGCCCCGCCAGGGTTGCACGCCGCCGTGCAACCTCGAAAAATTTTTTCACCGCCGCACGAACCCGTTCCAGCTCCCGGCCTCCGGCCTCCGCATATTCAGCGGGTCGTCCGCAATCTCCAGCGCCGCCTGCTTTCGCGGCGCGATAGGCCGCATCATGCAGAAATACCGGCTCTCGTCCGCCGCGTGATCCTCCTGCCCCGTGTCCACGTCCTCCGGCGTCACCCGGCTGTACTCCAGCAGCGGCACGGTGCGGATAAACGCCCGGCAGTTCTCGAACACATACAGCCCCGGATACCCCTCATCGTCGAACTGCATCCGATAGTGCAGCTGCATCCACCCGGCGATGCGCCGGTTGTCCCCCTTCACGAAGAATATCCTGTGCCGCAGCGCCGTCTCATAGATGCTCTCTCCCCGGCTGGCGTCCCAGATAGCCGGATCGGCCACGCCCTGTATCTGCCGTCCCCGCAGCAGCGGATGCTCCTCCTCTATGCGCCGTATCTCCCCGAACTGCCGCTCCGGCGTCCACAGCACACCCTCGTCCGGCGTGCCCGTGCAGCCGTACAGCTCCGCGATGCGGTACACGCACCCGTCGTGATCCACCGCCCACCAGCCGCAGGAGAACGGCTTGGCGTACCCGAAGTCGTAGCTTCGGTACACGTTCCACTCCCTCGGCACGTCAAAGGGCTTGATCACGTGGGTCCACCGCCTGTCCTCATAGTGGGCCGGGTCGTCTGTGAACTCCTGGAACACCTGCCCCGCCAGCACGTCCCACTTGCCCTCCAGCCACGCCGCCCGCAGCTTGGGCGGCAGCGCCTCCAGCTGCCTCACGTACTCCGGCTGGCTCTCCAGCAGCACCCGGTTGTCCGTCACCCTGGCCGGGATGAACGCATAGTCCTCCCCGTCCTCCCCCGGCTCATACCGCCGGTCGATGAACAGCCGCTTGATGTACCCGTGTCCCGGCCCGCCGGGGTTGCAGGTGTAGTACACCCGCTTGGGAAAATCGTTCACGCCGCGCACGCAGGCACTGAGCTGCCGCATCCACTGCTCCTTCAGCTGCG